GGCGATGGTGGCGCGCGTGCCGAGCCGGGAGAGCGCCATGTTGCCGATGTCGACGTCGGTGGCCATCAGGCGCCCCTCCCCGTCGCGGCCTTCTCGAGCGCCGCCGTCTTCTGCGCCGAGCCGCTGGACGAGCCCAGCCAGTAGGACAGGACCATGCCGTAGCCGGTCGCCGCCGAGCCGCCCAGCAGCAGGAGCGCTTCCTTCATGCCCTCGGGCACCACCTTGGCGAACAGCATGTAGACGAAGCCCGCGAACACGACGATCGCCAGCACCGACACGACCCCGGCGCCCCAGGCGAGCGGCGACCCGGCCTTGGCCAGCTCGACGGTCTGGCTGCGCGCCGAGGCGACGTCGGCAAGCTGTGCCTTCATCGCGTCGAGATCCTGCTGCCGCAGCCGCTCGGCATGATCGCGGGCATCGGCTTCCGCCTGCAGCACCGCCATCTTGAACTGAAGCGCGAGGTTCGGATCGGCCGCCACCGCGCGCTCGATTCCGTCGGCGTCCGTGGTGCCGAGGATGTCGCGTGCGAGGCCGGTCACCTTCTCGACCGCTGCCCCGGTCTTGTCGCCCATGATCCAGGAAGCGACGGTCGGCGCGAGGCCGAGCAGCAGGGGGATCAGCGGCATCACTCGACTCCCATGTAGAGGAACAGCGCCGTCTCGGCGGCGCGGCGGCGGCTGAGGCCCGGCAGCGGCCCGTCGGCGCCGCGGTTCCACCGCTTGAACTGGTCGGCCGCGCTCGAATAGGCGCCCTCGTTCAGCAGCCGCAGCAGCGTCGAGTTGCCGAACGCCCCGGCGCCGCAGTTGAAGACGAAGGACACCAGCGCATCGAACTGGCACTGCGTGAGCGGCACGTCGACCAGATGCCGGACCGATCCCTCGGCCGCCCCCAGATCCTCGCGCAGCCAGGCCGTCGCCTGCTCCTCGGTGCAGGTATCGCCCCGCCGCACGCCGCGCGTATGGCCGTAGCCGATCGTCCACGGCTCGCCCGTGACCTTGTTGCCGGGGTCCGGGTAGGCCTCCAGCTCCAGCCCCTCGAACTCCTTGATCAGCGCGAGACCGCGATCGGACGTGACCAGCAGGGAATTGGCGGGATGGCTCATGGAGTCCTCGTTGCGGGAGCGGATGACCAGGGGCGCTGCCAAAGTCCGTCGATCTTCACGTCCTGGGCGTCGTTGCGACGGTCGATCGTGTCGAGCCGCTGGCCATGGGCGTTGAAGCGGCTCTCCGTTGCACCCTGCATGGCGGCCATCTGGGCCTGCAGGCTGCGGACGGCGGCGGCCGTGTCGTCGAGGGTGGCGAGCGTGCGCTGGGAGAGCAGGACGAGAAGCGCCAGGCCGCCGCCGACCAGCCAGCGATAGGCCTGCACGCCGAGGCCGGTCCGACCGTTGGCGCCGTTGGCCTGCGGAGATTCGAAGCTGCTCATGCGTCGGCCTGCAGGGTCGCGGCGGGGAGCGAGGGATCGCCGGCGTCGAACTGCGGCAGCATCGAGAGATACTCCCGGTGCGCCGCGTGTGCCGGGTCCACCAGCACGTCGGCGCCCAGGACGAACACGCCGCCCCGACGCTCGATGGGGACGAGCGCGGCCGAAGGAGTGACAGCCGACGGGCCGCGGACATGAATGGCCTGGGCGGCCGTCAGGAGGATGAACGTTTCCATCAGACCTGCGCTCCCACGGAAGCGGCCCACGCCTGGACGGCGTTGTAGCGGGACAGGCATTGCCCCAGGGCGAGAGCCGCGCCCCAGGCCACGAAGCCGACGGCGCAGGCCCGCCCGTTCGACAGCGTCCCCTGGTTGTTGAAGCCGCCGACATAGAGACTGTGGGCCGGCAGGGACGGGCTGATGCCCGTCGGGTCGACGGTTCGGGTCATGGCGACTCCGTTCTTGGCGCCATAGGCATCGGTCAGAGCGCTGCTGCTGCGTCCGATCTGCGTCAGTCCGAGGCTGGTGTTGGTCGGCAGCGTGAAAGTGGCCGGGTTGCAATTGGCATAGCCCGTGGCCGCGCTGCCATTGCGCGCGAGAACCCGAACCTGCCTGCCGCTGCCGGAGTTCGTGCCCATCGACGTGGTGCTGCCGGACAGATTCGAGCGCTCGTAGACCTCCGCATGCACCGAGTCGGAGGTCATCGACAGGGCATGGGTCGATGGAACGAAGCCGGTATCGATATAGCTGGTAGAACCGTCGAATGCGTACTGCCGGTCGGCCGTGAAGACGGGCGAGTTGACGGCGCTCGCCAGCCTGCGCTGCTTTAGCGATGTGAGGGCCTGGGGAACATTCTCCGCCCACAGTCCGAGATAGTCGTCGGTGAGCGTCCAGTTGCCCGCCTCCTTCTCGCTGTAGACGAACTGATCGACGACGATCAGCCGTGCCAGCGAAACGGAGCCGCCATTCGCAACGACTGCGTCGCGCCACGAGAGCACGTCGGCATCGAAGGCGCGCTCTGCGCCTCCTCGCACCCTGCTCAAGAAGGTGATGGGCATGTTCACGCCCCGACGTAGACGGTGAGCTTCTGACCGATGGTGCCGATCTGGGTCATGGCGCTCTGCGCCTCCTTGCCCGTGATCTGCACCGTGTCGCCGCCCGACAGGGGAATCCCAGCGTCGAGCGCGCAGACGCCGCCGGTCGGATCGATTGCCGCATCTCCATTCGTCCGCGTGCTGCTCACGATGACGACGCGTCGCGCGGGATCGGCCGGGAGCAGTTCGGCCGAGGCACCCGACAGGGTGACGGTCGACTTGACCAGGCCGGCCCCGGTGAGCTGGGTCAGCACCACCGGGAGCGGACTTGCCTCCGAAACGGGAACGGCGTTGCGCCGGGCGGCTGACTGGAAGGCGATGTCTTGAGCCATGGAAACCTCTCCTCGCGGTGGCGGGGCCGGCCCCAAGACCGGCCCCCTCTGCCTTCACTGCGTACCGATCACTGGACCAGGACGACCTGATCACCGGGGCGGGCCGCCTCGACTGGCGCGCCGTCGCCGCGGCCGGCCAGCGGATCGCCGAAGATCGGCGCCTCGCGGGCGCTTCGGCGGCGCGGCGCATCGACCGGCACCAGCGAAAGGCCCGGCGGGCCGGACCACAGGATGCGTGCACCGATCGGGTGGAGCTGAACGCCGTCGTAGAAGGGATTGTCGACCACGACGTATTCGGCGGATTTCTCGTTCTTCTGTTGCCTGGCCATGTCTCTGCCTCCGTTCAGACGATGAAGCCCGGCGCGTAGGCCCGGCTGGCCTGGCGGTCGTGGGCGAGGAACGCGGTGAAGGTGCCCGCCGTCAGCGGGCCGGTGGCCACCGTGTAATTGGTGCGCAGGTAACGCTCGGCATCGAGCGGCACCTTCACGCGCAGCACCTCGGTGCCCGCCGTCAGCGCGGCCTTGCCGAGCGCGCCGGAGTTCGCGAGCACGACTGGCGTGGAGAAGCCGGCATTGTCGTCGGTCTCCAGGGCGAAGGTGACCGTGGCGGCACCGGCAGCCGTCACGCTCTGCGTGACGAGGATCACCAGCTCCAGCGGCTCGCCGTTGCCCATGTCGCGGGCTGCGCCGAGATCGACGGTGTCGGTCGACGCGGCGGTCGTGGTGACCGCCTGATCCGTACCGAAGGTGTTGAGCTTATCGTACATCATGGTCGCTTCTTCCTTTCCTGCGCGAGCACCTAGGACACGGTCGCTTCGGCCAGGGTGATCTGGTCGCACTTGCGGATCGGGATGCCGCCGAAGCTGTCGAACAGGCGACCGTCGCTCTCGTCGAGCGTGCGCCGGATGTTGCTGTTGTTGGTGGTGTTGGAGACCGAGGCGCCGAGGTTGCGCTGGATATCCAGCCACTGCTTCACGGTGCGGTTCATGTACCAGGCGGGCCGGCACATCCTGATGTTGGGGATCTTGTTCATCGCCCGCATCATCAGCTTGACCAGGTCGGCCGGCGTCGCCCCCGCGAGGTCCGACACGTCGATGTTGCCGATGCGCACGACGTAGCGCCAGTCGCGCACCGTGAGGCCGGCGTCCCACTTGTAGTGCGTACGATAGCCCTGGTAGCGGTTGCCTGCGGCGTCGAGCAGCGTCTGCTCGCCGAGATCCTTCATCGACAGCCCGGCCTTGCTGCCCTTGGGGAAGATGCCGTGCACGGTGAGGTCGCCCCAGCCGACCAGCCAGATCGACGTATTGTCGGAGCCCGTGCCGCCACCTGAGATGAAGTTGTTGGCGGTCTGCGACGTCGCCGTGGACGTCGTATTGTAGCGGGGTGCCAATCCCATGAAGCGCTCGGGATTGGTCGCGGTGTTGCCGTAGAACAGCACGCCCGCGAGCTGCTGCGTCAACCCCTCCAGGAAGGCACGATCCTCGGAGAGACGATAGGCCGCCGTGTTGCCGTTGAGATCGGCCAGTGCCTTGTCGATCTCGGAATAGGTCTCGAGCATGCCGCAGGAGTCGGTGATCTGCGTACTCGTGCTCTTGGTCGGAACGATGCCCTCGTTGAAGCGGCGCCAGGTGCCGGTCGGCAGCGAGGTCTGCACGCTCGTGCGGTGACCGGTGGGCAGGTTGCCCTCGTTCCACACCATGTCGTCGGTAATCTCGTTCATCTGCGACAGCAGGCTGATCACCTGCGCGACGCTGCCATTGGGATCGATGACCTTGGACCAGTCGGCCAGGGTCGGATTGGTCACGGATAGCGTTGCCATGGAGCTTAGTTCCTAGTTGTGCTGCGAGTTGGGGTAGAGGGACCTGGGGTCCGGCGCGCCGCTGCCGCGGCCGGCATTGCCGGTCACGAACGAGTCGTCCTTGATGCTGCGGGCGACCTTCACCATTCCCCGGATGAGGCCCGGATGGTTGGTGAAGCCCAGCCCTTCGAGATAGGCGATCGTCTGCCTGTCGAAGACCCGCGCGAGCGCGGTCCGCGCCTCGCCCAGCGCCTCGGGTGAGAACTCCTTCTCCGCGCTCGCGCGCCATTCGCCCGTCTGCTTCTTCCAGGTCGCGACCGAGTGCTCGTTGACCGCCCGTGCGATCTCCTTGTCGCGCTCGATCGTGAAGTCGATCAGCCGCTGCGCCGTGTCCGGTGCGATCTTCTCGGCGTCGAACAGCTTCACGGCGTCGGCGAACACCGGATCGTCGGCGCGGTAGCCCTCCGGTAGGGTGAGGCCGGAGTAGTCGTCCGGTGCCTTCGCTTCAGCCTCGCGCTCGAGGCCGGTCTCCGGCACCGCCTGAGACGCCGCAGCCTCGCCCTCAGGACCTCGAACCACCTCGGGCCCGGCGACCGGCTCTGCCGGCGTCATCGTGTCGATCGTCTCAGCCATCGTTCTGCTCCTCCGCGACCCAGGCCGCCAACTCGGCTTCCATCTGGTTGAAGCGGGCTTCCGTGCTCATCAGCTCGGTCATGTCGGGCGCGTGGCGTTCGAGCGCGCCCAGCAGCTCGATGCCGATGCTGCGTCGACCGGCCCGGTAGTCCTGGTGCCGCTGCGCCTCGAGGCCGCCCGGGACGTACCCGTCGCCGCGAATGTCGCAGAGGCCGAGCAGCCCGTGCATGAAGCGCCGGCCGCTCTCGGTCGCCATCACCGCACACAGGTCGTCAGCGACGCGCTCCTGCGCCTGCTTCTCCAGCCGCTCGGCCTCGCGGACCTGCCTGGCATCGTTCGGATCGTGCATCGCTCAGACTCCCAGTACGGTTTGGAGGGCATTGCGGCCGCCGCCGACCTCGGTCTCGCTGAGCGTCTTGGCGCCTTCCGCGAGGGCCCCGGCCACCTGCAGGCCCTGCGCGGACTCCTCTCGGATCGCGCGTGTCGCACGCAGCTGGGCCACGACGTCGTCGGCCAGGGTGATCGACGCCGGCGCCCCGAGCTTGTCGGCGTAGACGTCGATGCTCTCGTCGGCGTTCAGCTTGTCCAGCACCTCAGGCCGGGTAGCGGCGATGCTACCGGCGAAGGCCCACAGTCGTTCGACGGAGCCGAGGTCGGCCGCCTTCTGCGCCTGTGCCAGGATCGAGATCAGCTCGACGTCGAGCGGAAAGCCGTGCAGCTCAGGCGGCGGCGCGGTGAACAGCCCATGCTCGGCCATGATCGCGAAGGTGCGCTGGACCAGTGGTTGCAGCAGATCGTCGTGCAGGTTCTCGAGCACCGGGCCCAGCATCTGCATCTTCTCTTCGCGTCGGGTGCTGATCTCGAGCTGGTTGCGGGGCTGGACGCCGTCCATGTCGGAGATCATCAGGAAGAGGTCCGCGAAGAAGGCCGATCGGATGGTGGCCTGGGTGCGCGAAACGAGACGCTCGACCTCGGCGATGGCGCCGGGAGCGGTCTGGTAGAGCGGCCACATCCCCGCTCCCCTCTCCTGGGTAGTGAAGTAGTTGATGGCGCCCGGCAGAACCGACGAGGCCGAGCCGCGCAGGCTGACATGTGCCCCCATCGGCGGGTTCACATGCTTATCGACCGCGTTGTGCTCGCGCTTCTTCAGGATCTGCAGCGACTTCACGTCGGGCAGAGCGTCGTGGCCCGGTCCCTTGGAATAGGCGTCGTTGCCGATCGCCGCCCAGCGCGGCGTCAGCGCGGGAAACTGCGAGTAGCCGCCGCAATGGATGAACTCGCCTTCCGCCTGGCCGCCGCCCTCGCGCCAATAGACGGACCGGAACCTCTTGCCCGCCACATCGAGCCGGCCCTGCTCGTACCCGGTGTTGGGCTCGATCATGTGCAGCAGGGCAATCTCGGTATCCGCATCGACGCCACGCGCGCGCTCGGAGATCTCGGCAATGCCGTGATCTGGCCAGCGTGCCTCGATCTGCCGGTAGGAATACATGAAGCGCCGCGCGAGCGTGTCGACCCGGCCGCGCCAGTCGAGCCCCAGCCAGTATTCGCCGGTCGACAGCGTGTAGAGGCGGATCACGTCCTCGCGATCGAACTCGACGATCGCGCAGCCGGTGCCGAACTGGCCCAGCTCCTCGTAGATGAGCGGTAGCGCCGAATAGAGATTGCCGGCGTTGAACACCATGCGCATGCGCTCGGCGCAGCCGTCGAGCCATGCCTTAACCGGCGCCAGCGAGCCCACGCGACGGTCCGGAATGGAGAGGCGGAACCATGGTCGCGCAGGCGATGTCACGCCCGACATCAGGCCCGCCACGAGCGTGCGCAGGGCAAAAAGCGCGGTCGGATCGAGGATGGCGGTATTGGCCTGCGCGCCGCGGCCGCCCAGGTTGGGCGCCGTGAAGAACTGGCCGCGGCGCGGATTGACGAAGCGCGAGAGTTCGCGCCAGCCCGGCTCCCAGGACTGGCGCTGGTGCTTCAGGACGTTGAGCCGGGCGTCGATGTGACGGCGCAGGGCGGGATCGTGGGCCATCTCTCAGCCCCCCAGCACCGTCTTGCCGGTTGCAGCCGTGGTCGACGCGGGGCCGGTGAGTCCGAGGCCGCCGGTCGCGATCGTCGAGGCATAGCCTGCCATCGCGGCGGCGCGCTTCTTCTGCTCGTCGCGCGCCTTACGCACCGCCGGATCGGCCATCGACGGGGCGGGTTCGGGCGCCGGCGGCAGGGCCAGCGGTGACATCGGAGGATAAGCGGCCTGTCCGCCACCAAAAATTCCCAAGGGACTTTCTCCTGTGAGAAGCGAGCCCCTGAGTTACTGATGAACCGGATTTTGAGGATGCAAGCGGTAAGTCAAAGAAAATGTGGACCCGGGTAAGCGCTTTCCCAGCGGTTGCTCTCATCGATCCACCGGAGCGTGCTATCTGTCCGGGGGGAGGACTCCCATGGTGAAGCGCAGGAATGTACTTGTCGGCGGGTTGAGCGCAGCCTTTGCCAAAGGCGGCGCCGCGGCGGCGCAGCAGCCTACCGGTTCGGAGCGCCGCCTGTTGCGGCTGAGCAGCCGCACTATCGAAGTCAATGGCAAGGCGGCACGGCGATATGGCGTCGAGCAATCTTCTGGCGCTCTCGGTCTAGTGCTCAACGAGGGAGAAACCTTCGACGTGCGGCTGCAGAACGGGCTGGACGTGGCGTCCGGACTGCATTGGCACGGGCTAAACCCGCCCTGGCGCGAGGATGGTGTACCGTACATCTCCGACCCACCGATCGCGCCCGGCCAGTTCGCCGACTACAGATTCCCGGCCCTGCCTCCGGGCACGCGCTGGATGCATTCGCACTTCGGCCTTCAGGAGCAGAACCTGCTGGCTGCGCCCTTGATCGTGCGCGAACAGAGTGCTCTTCGCAGCGGCCTGCAGGAAGTCGTGATCCTGCTCGAGGACTTCTCCTGGACGTCGCCGCGTACAATCTTCGAGAACCTTCGCAGGCCAAGGCCGATGGCAGAGATGGCCAACCCGATCATCGGCATGACAGGTGGCACGACCGGCGGCATGACCCGTGAAGCGAACTTGGGCGGCAGCGCCCCCGACCTCAACGACGTCACCTACGAGGCCTTTCTCGCGAACGACCGTACGCTCGCCGATCCGCAGGTGGTGGACGTCGAAAGAGGCGCCGAGGTGCGATTGCGGATCATCAACGGCTCGGCCTCGTCGAACTTCATGATCGATCTCGGCACCGTGGAAGGCACCGTGCTCACCGTCGATGGCAATCCGGTGGCGCCGCTCGTCGTTCAGCGGTTTCCGCTCGCGATCGCCCAGCGTGTCGACATCCTGGTACGCCCGCCGACCAACGGCACGGCCTTGCCGATCCTGGCACGCTGCGAAGGCCGCACGTCGCAGACCGGGGTCGTACTGCGACCGCGGGGCGCCGCCGTCGCCCGCATTGCCGAAGCCGCGTCAGTGGCCGCCCCTGCGCTGACCCTGATGGAGGAGATGAAGCTTAGCGCGCAACAGCCGCTTGCCCGCCGTCCCGTCGACCGCTCCGTACCGGTCGACCTCACCGGCGATATGAGGGCCTATGTCTGGGGCATTGCCGTACACGGGCTCGAAGGCGCACCGGTGACGGTGGAAAAAGGCGAACGGGTCGAGCTCGTGATGCGCAACACCACGATGATGTCGCATCCCATGCACCTCCACGGCCATTCCTTCCAAGTGACGGAGATCGATGGGCGCCCCCTCGCGGGCGCGATTCGCGACGTAATCCTCGTTCCGCCGCGCGCGACCGTGAAAGTCGCGTTCGACGCCGACAATCCCGGCCTCTGGGCCTATCACTGTCACAATCTCTATCACCTCGCCGCCGGCATGTTCGCCACGGTGACATATCGCGGCTTCAACTAGCCACGCCCATGAACGAAGACCGCTCGCCCGGCGCCTTCATCGTCATCGACCGTTCGGGTGAGCAAAGCCCTGCTTTATGGCACTGGTGGTCGATGAAGCTGGTCCGTCGTGTCGTTTGCCCGGTATTGAAGGCCCCATGAAAGCTTGGCTCGTCCGCCACCTGGGCCTCTCGCGCCCCTATCGCTTCGAGCGAACGATCGCCGTCGCGACTGCGCTGCTGTTGGCGACAGGCGCCGGTGCCGTAGTATTCGCCTATGGGCTGGCGAACGACGTGGCCGCCGGGTCACCGGCAGCGTGGTTCTTTACCTATGTCGGCGGGCTGCTGGCGCTCGGCATCGCCTTCGCCCCGTGGCCCCGCATCACGATCGTCGTGCTGTCGCTGGCGGCGCTGGAACTGGGTATCGGGCTCGGCGCCGCAGCGATGGCGGAGCATGGACGAGGCACCGCGATCGGGATTTTCCCCGACCGCGGTGTCCGAAGCGCAATGCGCGTCTGGCATCCGCTGCTGCAGGCCGCCAACGTGCCCACGCCGACTGGCACGCGCACGCGATTTCACGTCGATTCGCAAGGCTTGCGCGGCCGAGAGCGCTCACCGGCCGAGTTGAACGACCGCATCGTCGTCGCCGTGTTCGGCGGATCGACGACCGAAAACATCACATTGTCCGACGGCGAGACCTGGCCCGAGCGACTAGAGGCGCTCCTCGGAGCAGACCGGTTCGCCGTGCTGAACCGCGCGGTGAGCGGCAACAGCACGGTCCAGCATGTGATTCGCACCGCCTTTTACCAGGATGCCTACAGTGTCGCCCCGCGCTGCGCCGTCTACTATGTTGGCGGGCAGGACATCAGCAACTCGCATTTCCGCAATCTCGATCCTGGTTATGCGGACTTCCACACGCCCCACCTGGTCGACGCGGTGGAGGCTCGCTACGCCGATCGCGCACCGGTCGCCATGTCACCGATCCTGCGTCTGCTGCGTCGCGGTGCGACCTCTCTGTTCGACACGGTGCGGCCGGCGGAAGATCCCCAGGGCATGCCGAGCGCCCTGCCCGACCCGGCCCTCGAGGCCATCTTCGCGCGTAACATTCGCAGCATCTCCGCCATCAACCGGGCCCGCGGCGTGCGCACGGTCTGGATCGGCGAGGTGCTCAACGCGGCTCCGCCGCCGCCGGACGTCGACCCTGACGCGAAGTGGACGCTCTTCATCGACCTGAAGGACCTTTCTCGGCTGCTGGCGCACCTCCGTTCCGTATTGAAGCGCGAGGTGGCCGCTCTGGGTGACATCCATATCGATGTGGACACACGCAAGCTGCATGACAGCCATTTCGTCGATGCCGAGCACTTCTCCGCCGAGGGCGCGCAGGCATTCGCAGCAATGATCGCCCCCGCCATCGCCGACGCCTGCGGCTCACCCCAGTGAAAGGGCTCGCCCTCACCCGCGATGTGGGGGCGTCGGGCGGGCTTGGAGGCATCGAGCCGACCGGTCAGCCGCCGTCCAGGACGCCTCTCGAGGGCCTGCTGGGACAATTCTCCGGACCCTGACAATGCAGCGACACCGAGTTCAGGGCTCAAGACTCCGCAAGCGGATCATAGTCGGACTGGACCGTGCCGGCGCGAAACGCTGGGAGCGGGCTGCCTCCTCCCAATTCTATCTCCAGGGGCAGGTCGGCGACCGGATAGGCGAAGGTGAGCGCGAGACCGTCCGCATTGTCGGGCGATGACAGGCCGCGCCTTTTCATGTCCTCCTTCTTTTCGAGCCGGATCGCATTGTGCAGGTCGAAGCCATATTCACGGCCGGTGAGCTCGGCCAGCAGCTCGGGATCGTCAGGGATGGCTCCCGTCTTCAGCCAGGCCCGCATCGAAGCCCACATCTCCGCGGCCTTGTTCGACGTGAGCGGCATGCCATCGCCCTGCGTGTAGCGATCGGCCCGGCCGCCGAAATTCACACCGACGACCAGATAGCCCTGCAGCATCTGCCGCACACGATCGACAACGCCGGCGCCGATTCCCCCTTCGTCGATGAAGACCGCCGCCGCCCGATGCTGGATCGCCTGCTCCGCCACCTTGCCCGACAGGACCATGAGGTCGCCCACGCGGAGCTTGATCGCGGGAATGCTGCGGGCGTCGCGGCCGCGGCGGAACCAGATCGTGCTCTGATCGTCGCCGCCGCGCGCGCAGTCGACCCCCATCACCAGCGCCTGGCTCAGATGGCTCTCGACCGGGCGGCGGGCCGCCTCTCCCACGGTCTCGCCGTCGATGAACTGCATGACGCCTCCTCTCGGGAATTCGCCTTTCACGCGAACGCGGAAGAAGTCGCTGTCGTCGCCATAATCGACGGCCCAACGCGCGATCTGGCCTCTGTCGGTAAGCGAGACGTTTCGACCGTCGACCTGGTGGCGTAGCCAGCGATGCCGGAAGCGGCCGAAGCATTCGCGGAAGCGGCCCGTATTGCGCGTCGGGTTCCCGGTCGCCAGCCACAGGATTTCGGTGTCGCGATCGGTCAGGGCGCCCTCCACCGTCTCCCAAACCGGATCCGGAATGGCGGACGCCTCGTCGAAGGCGACGAACAGGCGGCGGCCCTGATTGTGCAGACCGGCGAAGGCCTCGGTGCTGCGCAGGCTCCACGGCACGGCGTCGATACGCCAAGTCCGCTCATGGGCGGGCTCGACGCTGGCGATCGAGGTCGCTGCGATCTCGAACCAGTCCGCGCAGATCGCCAGCTGCAGCCACTTGGTGAGTTCCGGCCAGGTCTTGGTCTTCAGCTGTGTCGCCGTATTGGCGGTCACCACCCCGCGTGTATCGCGGAAGGTAGCGAGCGCCCAGACGATGATCCACGCCACCAGCGCCGACTTGCCCACGCCGTGTCCCGACGCGACAGCGATACGAATCGCTTCCGAGACGGTGCCCAGTGAACGCCCGATCTCCCGCAGCACGTCGCGCTGCCAGGCTTCGGGTCCGGCGACCCTCTCCAGTACCGTCCCCGCCTCGCCCCATGGAAAGCTGAACAGGACGAAGCCCAACGGGTCGTGCGTAAAGGTCCCGATCTCGACGGCAAGGGGATCGAGGGCAGTTGCCTGCCAGGAACAAGACGACTCCGGATCATCGAGCAC